AGAGGCCAGCGTGTCGCTGGCCCCTCGTGCTCTTTGAGCGGGTGCATTAAGCATCTCTTTAACCAAACCATGTGCGGTCACTCCGCTATTTTATGCGCTAATCCGCATGGATATCTTATCCAGGGGCGGTAATACGTATAAAATAGTTTCATGACTTAGCATGGATTGGATTTTTGTCGGTTCCCCTAAGGGAATCCCAATTTACCTCAATCCGAAAGGATAAGGCAATATGACATCCTACACCGATATCACCAATATCCACTACGCTCATAATGACGCGTGGGATGGATCACCCGAGAACCTCGATGGTTGTACTGGTTCAAGTGACTACAGTAAGACTGCGAGGACTTTAAGTTCCTCATCAGTTCCTACTCCGTCTACCTTCAACTACGAACCCATTAAGGTAATCGATAACAAGCCCCCTAAACTTAAGGGGCCAAGTTTTAACTATATCAAGGCTACGATAGGGATCAATATGACCCCTTATTCTCGCACGCACATTGAGACAAGTAATTACTTGGCTGCTGTTAATCGTATTGGTGGTCGGTATATACGTGGATGTTCACAGACCCGAGCCTATAAGCCTCAAGGTGGAACATGTTCTATAGTCTGCAAGAATAAGCAGCTACAGGATGACGTTTCCTCTTGGACTGAACAAGGCGATCTATCATACTGGCAAGCCAAAGGTTTACCACTCATACAATTGAGTGACTTTGACGACAGTGCGGTAGTACAGGCTGTTATTGATACGAGGAATGATTCTGTTCAACAGAGTTATTCCACCTACGATGCACTTTCTGATCTGGCCGAATTGCCAGAAACATTGAAAATGTTTCGATCAGGTTCAAAATCGTTAAGTACGTCCCTTACCAAAATGTTATCTGGTTTCTCAACCAGCGACATTATCAAGGCTAAGGACTTCACTCCCCATGAACTTCGTCATCACGCTTTACGCGCTTTGAGGAAGCTAGGGAATGCTTGGATGACGTACCGTTATGGTATTATGCCTGTAATATATAGTTTTCACGATATACAAAAGGCATACAAGAACCAAATTCTTTCCCGTTATCGTAGTGTAAGGACAATCAGTCCTACCTCCACTTACAGTGGTTCTGTTCCCACCAATTATATTGGTGTGGAGAAAACCGGAAACATAACGGTTAAGAGTACTGTTGCTTGTTTATACCGTAATGCCAATAGTATTGCCCAACGGATGTCAGGCATCGCCGTTAATCCCTTTCAGACAGCCTGGGAGTTAATTCCTTACTCCTGGATTGCTGATTGGTTCCTTAACGTCGGTGATTGGATAACCACACACCTCGTCGCCGATTACTCTGCGTACGTTCTGTGCTGTACATCCATCCGTGAAGTATCTAACGAGATCTCAACCCTAAACTACCATACGACCGATACGGTCTCTGGTGGCACACTAGGTGGACTCATTAGCCAGTGTTGGCCTAATGGGACCTATACCTACGGGTCAATCAGCCAACCGGTTGATATTACCCAGGTGGTTCGTGTTGTGAGTAACAATACGTACTCAAGGGATCTCTTCTTGCGCAAGGATACTAATGAGCTCAGATTCAATCCCAGTTTAAACTGGAAAAGGTATACTGACGCTGGTGTCTTAGCGTTTAACCAAGTACAGCCCTTACTAAGGGCTTTATCACCTAAAGATAAACCGTACTCCATCAACGATCCCAGGGACAAGTTTTGGACCTGGTGGCGTAAAGGACACGGAAGATCTTAAACAGGAGCCTAATATGGCCGCTGAAACGTCAGTTCTTGTTAGAACTGAACCGACAGGCGTTTTATACGCCCTGCCGACAAAACCTGATATGACTATCAGGTTTCGGAATACCAAAAGCGCAAAAACGCTTAATGGTGTAAACACCCAAAATTACCTCACCGAAATTATCTACAATGATAATAACCCGGTGACGATTAGCGGTGTTGCAGCTAACGATGCTGTCTCTATTCGCCTCCGCGTAAGCGGTGCTTTTGAGAGTCATGCGCGTCTAGCACAAATTCTATCAAATCTGTCAGCTCAGGTTAATACCTGGGTAGGACAGAATGTCCTGAAAGGATTCCAACCTACATCAGCCCCAACTATTGGGGCCTAATATGGGAGAGTCTAAATCATGGTTCCTAAAGGCACTATCCGTGCTGTCGGTAATATCCTCTGTGGCTTCAGCTTTACAAAAGCTTCTACCACGGCAGAAGAATTCGCCCAAAGGCGATTCCAAAGCAAATTAGAGGTTCCAAATCCCAAAAATACTTCAGGTCGCCGTGAGGCTGCCTGGATAAATTGGATTGATTCGGATTCAACCTTAGACTTCGGTCTATTAGGGCCCCACTGGGCTGAAGCACGCTTACTTATACATCGGTTGTTGAAAAACTTCCGTATAGGATCTGTTGATTTTACAACAGGTAGCGAGTTCACACCTACACTTGGTCGAAATTCTATCGAATCCAAGCTTAGTGTTAGTGATTGGACCTGCACTCCTGAGAACTTTGAGCTCTTTGCAATGACCGTTTATGGTCATAGAGCCCTAAAGTTTGCGTATAGGAAGCGCTATGCTATGTGGTTGTCATGTCAAAAATACGATAAGCGAAAGACGGATGCTATGCTCTGGTCGCACTTCAGTAAGAAGGACGATCCTGCATGGCATGTTTTCCTCTTTAAACTTAGTCGTGTCGTGACAATGGTTCACGGTAATAGGTTTAGTACTGTACCTAAGAATAATCTCAAGGACAGACCTATCTGTATCGAACCATTCGGCAACATCCTTACACAAAGACGCATTGGCAACGGTATCCGAAAATCTCTTAAAGACTACGGATTCGATCTTAATCTTACCGCTGAAAAGCATCGTAGGATGATTAGCCAGAGTAATTTGGCGACGATCGATCTTAAAAATGCTAGCGATAGCATTTCCACTCGATTAGTTAAATACCTTTTACCTTCTCGTATTTTCAAGTTAATTGAATGTGCGAGGTCAGAAATGACCCTTGGCCTTGATGGTGAGTATTATCTCATCAATAAAGTTTCAAGTATGGGTAATGGTTTTACGTTCGAGCTTATGAGTATGTTGCTTTTAGCTCTTTGTCACACCTTTGATATACACGCTAGCGTCTTCGGAGATGATATTATCATCTCTTCCGATGTAGCCTCTGATGTCATTAGTGCTCTCGAAAAAGCTGGATTCATCGTAAATCGTGAGAAGACCCACGTGAATGATGGATACAGGGAAAGCTGTGGCGCCCATTTTTTGGACGGCCATGGGTACGTTGAATCGTATGATTTTCGTTACCCAACGAATATAGGCGAGGTAATAACTATAGTTAACAAACTACAGAGGTTATCCTGTTTATATCCTTCTTTCTTACCCTTGTTCGATCAGGTGTATAGAACGACGCCCATGACCTGGTATGCATGTATCACCGCTGAAAAGGCGAGTGAGTGGCATCGTTGCCAGGATCCTCTTGGAGCCGCCAAACTTGATGAGTATATTAATCCTATAGCCGATCTTCCAAACTGGAAGCCGCTTAAGATTAGTAAAACAGCCAAGAGACGTCTCCGTGCCTTCTGTGCAGATACTCACAACGATCCTAAAGGTGCTGTTTTGCACTATGGATTTGAGTGGGTTGACGCTGCAGTTCGAGCACCACAACAGCTCTCATCTATCGCTTGGGGTAAATACTTTATGTATTTAGCCTCCGGTCGTAGATGTAAAGACACTGTTCGTGGAAGAGGCACTTTCAAATCTATACTATTCGTGACACTTTCGTGCGGAGCCACCTTCCGATGGTCCGCATTGTCGCGATAACATGTATAGTACGGGATTAGAACTCTGTTGTTAAACAAACAACTTCATTCTAATAAGAC